CGATGGCGTGACTTTATTGTCAGCTTCTCACCCACTAGGCGGTGGTGGAACTGCTTCGAACACTTTATCGACACCAGCAGATTTATCAGAAACTTCTTTAGAGCAGTTACTGATTCAAATCTCTACTACGGTAGACGACAGAAGTATTCCAATTGCATTAAGTGGACAAAAACTAATTGTTCCACCTCAATTGGTGTTTATTGCAGAAAGAATCCTTAAGTCTAATCTTAGACCAGGAACTGCTGACAATGACGTCAATGCAATGAGAAATATGGGTATGATCCCGGGCGGAGTTGCTGTTAACCAGCGATTAACTGATCCTGATCAATACTTTATTATGACTGATTGTCCAGATGGAATGAAGCACTTCGTAAGAGCACCAATCAAAAAAGCTGTTGAAGGCGATTTTGAAACTGGTAATCTAAGATACAAAGTTAGAGAAAGATACTCTTTCGGTTTTACTGACTGGAGAGCTATTTTCGGTTCCGAAGGAGCTATATAATAACTAATTTATACTAGGCGTAGCAATACGCCTAGTATATTAACCCTAACGACTGCGAAAGCAGACTATTTTAAAAGGAGATAGACATATGGGAACAACTACATTTTCGGGACCAATTAAAGCGGGAACGATAAAAGACACGACTGGTACTACTTTAGGTACTGACGTTCAAAATACTGGTTTTGTACAAATGGTACAATCTAAATCAGTAAGTACAATAGGAGCTACAGCGAATACAACTGTTGCAACTATTCCAGGTAATTCACAAATAACTAATGTAACTTTAGATGTTATTATAGTTAATAATGATGGAACTGCTGCAACTGTTTCAGTAGGAACTGCTGCAAATGGAACTGCGTTTATTGCAGCTACTGATGCTCAGACTATTGCAAGAACACAACCTATTGCTGCTGCAATTCCAAATTTATTTGTTATTGGAACAAGTGACATTGATGTTATTGCAGTATTTGCTGCAACTGATGGCGATGGAACAACTGGTGAAGCTATTGTAACTGTACAATATGTACAAAACAATAACGTAACTTAATAAAGTTTAATGAGAGGGCCTTCGGGCCCTCTTTAAAAAATCATGGGATTATTTGATAATTTTAAAAATTTAGGAGAAGCTCTTCAAAATTTCAATAAGAGCAAAATAGATTCTGATAAAGATGATATTCCTGATTCAGAAGAAAAAACAAGCACCGAAGAATTAGCTGATTTTCTTAAAGCTAAAGAAGAATACGAACCTACAGAATACCAAAAACAATTAGGAGAAATGGAAGATTATAAAGCTTCTGAAGATATGCCTATTGTATCTGGTCAAGACATTTTAATAGAACAATCTAAACAAGAAAAAAAAGAAGACGAATTAGATAAAAAAATAAAAAATATTCAAAAAGTATTAAAAGAATTCGGAGATGATCAAGCTCCAACTGTTACTAATATACCAGATATCTTATCGATAGCTGATACAGCGGACAAAATGAATATACAACCAATAGATATGGGAACTGTTAGACAAAAAGAATTAATGGCTCAATTACCAAAACTAAGTAGCGAAAAAGACAGAATTGAGTTACTATACCAAGATTTAATAAAAAGAAACTTAATATAAGGAGAAAAAAATGGCAGGCTCGGATATTTTTGCAAATAGCACAACTACTCAAGGTTCTAATGTTGCAATTTTTAGTGGTCCTATAAGATTAAAAGCTTTCATTATTACGCCAAGTGCGAATGCTGGAACTGTTACTTTTGTAGATGATGCTACTACTAAATTTGTTATATCAACAGGTGCGAGTGCAGATAGTGGACCTATTAACATAAGTTTACCAGATGAAGGTGTTAGATTTGGAACAAATTTAAAAGTTAATATTTCTGCAAATGGCGCAAGTGCTGTAACTTGTTTCTTTGCGTAATGGCAACTTCAGGTACAGCTAATTTTAACTTAACAGTTAATGATGTAATTCAAGAAGCTTATGATCGTATAGGAGGAGATCCTATATTAGGATATGACGTACGATCAGCTAGACGTAGTTTAAATATTATGTTTAGTGATTGGGCTAATCGTGGTTACAATCAATGGACTATTGAATTAGTTCAATTAAGTGTAACTCAAGGAACGAATCAATATACACTTCCTTCTGATTTAATTGATATTATTAATGCAAACGTTTTAATTGATAATACAGAATATTCAATGACACGTTTAGGATTAAATGATTATGCTGCTATTTCAAATAAAGATAGTCAATCTAGACCTACTCAGTTTTTTTTACAAAGACTAGAAACTCCTTTATTATTAATTTATCCAACTCCTGATCAAAGTTACACTATCAATTATTATAGATTAAGAAGAATTCAAGATATAACTGCTTCTACAGTTAATGGTGCTCAACAAGATATAGATGTACCTTTTAGAGCTTACGAATGTATGTGTGCTGGTCTAGCTTATTATCTTTCTAAAAAAAGACCTGGAATACAACAAGCACAACGAATGGAATTACAAGCTGATTATGAACAAGCTTATGTAAGATTAATAGCAGGAGATGATACTCCTTCTACTAGAATATTGCCTTCAACTTCTTACTATGATTATTAATTATGGCAATTACAGCAGACAGATCAAAACGACCACATAGGGCTCCTTCTAATAAATTTGCAAGTGGAAAAAATGCACTTGTTATATCAGACCGCTCTGGATTAGAATTTCCTTATAATGAAATGAGATTTGAATGGACTGGTATGTTAGTTCATAATTCCGAGTATGAACCTAAACAACCTCAGTTAGATTTAACTTATTTTACTGACGCACAATCTTTACAGAATGCTAGACCACAAGTTCCTAATTCAAAAATAGGAGGTGTTCCTGATCAAATTCAATTATTATACCCTAATACATCAGGAGCTGTTTTAGCAGTCGGTGTAGCACAAGCGAGCACAAATTTGTTATCAACTAGTCTAGGAAATGTTACAGTCGTAACATAATGGAAAATAAAAAATATGGTGTTATGATCGCAACACCTTGTTATGGTGGTCAACTTACAGAAGCGTATCTACACGGTATTTTAAATACTACAGCTGTAGCTAATAAAAAACAATTTGCAGTTCATTTAAATACTATGGGTAATGAAAGTTTAATTACTCGTGCTCGTAATACGTTAGTTACTCAATTTTTAGATATGGATAAAAAAGAACCTCATAGGTTTACTCATCTCATGTTTATTGATAGCGATATTGGTTTTACAGGAGAAGCAGTATGGAGATTAATAGATTCAAATTACGATGTAGCTTGTGGAATTTATCCTAGAAAATCAATAGATTGGAATTCTATTAAAGCTTTTGCAGAAAAAGGACAATTTGATAATTTAGAACAAAAAGCTTTAGGTTATAATTTAAATTTTGCAAATCCTTTAAATATTCAAGTAGAAAAAGGATTTACAGAAGTATTAGATGCAGCTACAGGTTTTATGTGTATTAAAAAAGAAGTGTTTTATAAGATGATAGAGGCATATCCTAATCTTAAATATACTAGCGATCAGATTATTAATAATGATAGATTTTCAAGTGATAATTGCTACGCATTATTTGACTGTATTATTGACGAAAAAAGTAATAGATATCTTTCAGAAGACTATGCTTTTTGTAGATTATGGCAAAAAATAGGTGGTAAAATTTACGCCGATTTACATAGTCCTTTAACACATTATGGTACACATCCTTTTAGAGGACATGTGTGGACTAAGTTTAAGGTAGAAGAAGGAGAAAAGAAAATAAATGCCAATGACATACAGCAGTCTAAAGACTGATATTCAAACTTGGGCAGAAAACACCGGAACTGATTTTACAGCTCAATTAGATACTTTTATTGATAATACTCAACAACGATTATCTAGAGACATAGATCCAGTTGGATTTAATCAAAACGTAAATTCTTCTATGTCAATAGGAGATAGATTTATAACACTTCCATCTGCGATTGAGCCTATGCTTTTAAACTATTTAAATATTATTGATAGTAATGGTAATAGAGTATTTTTAGAAATTAAACCTATAGAATTTTTACAAGAGTATTGGCCTAATGCTTCTTTAACAGATGAACCACGTTATTTCGCTAATTTT